ACTGCCACCGATAACCCGCAAAACCTATGGATTGGAGAAATTATCAATTCTGGCGAAAGAAATTACGCCGACTGGATGAAACGCCAACAGAGTTTGACGTACTTATTCAAAGAGCAAAGCAACGAATTGTTATCGGAGAACGAGTTAGAGACTTTGTTCAACTGTACCAAGGGACATCCTCTAATACTCAAAAAGTATCTAAGCGGGAACGTATCTCTAGAAACCTTCACAATCTTCGACAAAATATTCCATTTCTCAAAAAACTTTGATAAGAAGTTGACTGATCCAGTGTGGGAAACCGTCAGTTTGAAACTGAAGAAGTATTCTCCGTTTCTAAATATTGATATGTTTCATTACAAGAAAATCTTACGGTCTATTATCAATGAGTGACTTTTTTAAATCCGATATTATTCAAGAGGAACTTGAAGAGATCAATAGTCTTCAAGAAGAAATCTATGGAAGTATTCTTACTTTCCATACAATGGATCGTGAGACCAGATTGGAACATGTTGAAAAGTTGAAAGTCTTGCTAGAAAAGCAAAGAATCATGTATACTAGGTTATCTCTCTCAGACGACCCACAAGCGGTTGAGATGAAAGAGAACCTACGCAAATCGGTAGTTATGATGGGTTTCCCAGCAAATACCGATATGTCAGTTTTATTCGACAGTATGAAACAAACGATTGAATCCCTCACAGACTATCTTGACGACTGAGGGCATCCTTGCTATACTATCCGAGTAAATCCCCCGAATCCAAATCAATCCGAGGTAATCCTAATGTCTTTCGCAGACCTTAAAAAGCAATCTAAGCTTGGCAACCTGACCGCAAAACTGGTCAAGGAAGTCGAAAAAATGAATAACAATGGCGGTTCCAGCAGCGATGAGCGTCTCTGGAAACTGGAATGTGATAAGAGCGGCAATGGTTATGCCGTTATCCGTTTCCTCCCCGCTCCTGATGGTGAGGACCTTCCTTTCGTGAAACTCTACAGTCACGCCTTCCAAGGTCCTGGTGGTTGGTATATTGAGAACTCTCTGACTACTCTGGGACAGAAAGATCCTGTTTCCGAGTACAACACGATGCTGTGGAATAACGGCACCGATGCTGGTAAGGAAGCAGCACGAAAGCAGAAGCGTAAACTGACCTACATTGCTAACGTCTATGTGGTCAAGGATCCTGCTAACCCTGCAAACGAAGGTAAAGTCTTCCTGTATAAGTTCGGCAAGAAAATCTTCGACAAACTCACTGCTGCTATGCAACCAGAGTTTGAAGACGAGGAAGCAATCGATCCGTTTGACTTCTGGGCAGGTGCTAACTTCAAACTGAAGGCAAAGAACGTCGCTGGTTATCGTAACTACGACTCTTCCGAGTTTGCACGTCCTGATGCACTTCTGGACGATGATGAGGCAATGGAAGCAATTTGGAAGCGTGAGTATTCTCTTGCAGAACTCGTTGCTTCTGATCAGTTCAAGACCTATGATGACTTGAAGAAGCGTCTTGATTATGTTCTTGGTAACAAGGGCACTCCCCGTCTGCAAGATGAAGAGTTTGAAGGAGAAGAGAGCAATCGTGGTTCTGCCCGCGAACTCACCGAAGATCTTCGCAGTGATCTGAACTCTTTGCAACCCACTCGTCCTTCTTCTGCTTATGAGGAAGAAGAAGACGATGCAATGTCCTATTTCGCCAAACTGGCAGAGGACTGATATGGGTGAGGCAGTTCATGCATGGAACACCATGTCCTACGCTGAGGGAGCACTGTTCTCCCTCTGGGTCATCGGTATGTATTACATCAAACTTCGTATGGATCGTAAGTTTGGTCGATGAAGTCTGATTACACGATAGACCGTGTAACTAAGTCTGATGCCGCAGATTTACTTCTGCGGTATCATTATCTTAAGGACATATCAAAAGGTTTCAAATCTGGTTATAATTACGGTTTATACAAAAACAACGATTTTTCGCCTCTAAATATTGGAGGTATACAGGGAATCTGCATCTTCACTGGACTCCCTGTACCAGAAATTGCAAAAGGTGCCTTTGGATTAGAAAGAAATGAACAACACGGTCTCTTCGAACTCTCAAGACTCTGTATCCACCCCGATACTCAGCAGAGAGAGTATAATATCACTTCTTGGTTCGTTTCAAAGGCGATTAAGAGACTTAGAAAAGATACAGAAGTCAAAGCGATCATCTCATACGCTGATAGCGAGTATCATCACGGCACAATTTATCGGGCTTGCAATTTTAAGTACTGCGGTCTATCAGAACCAAAGAAAGATTTTTATTTTGCAGACGGAACAAAGCATTCCCGAGGTAGTATTAAAGGATATGATGGGGAATGGAGAGATCGATCTCGCAAGCACCGATATGTAATGGTGTTTGATAAGAAACTAAAATTACTTTGGAATAGTGACTCTGGTGTTCTCGGTTCTTGCTAATTCTTCCGAAACGTATTGAGAAGAACGATCATACAACATAATCTCTCTCATATCATTCAGGAACTGTTGAAGATATTCGTTTCTCAGTAGATAGATGGAAGACTTCTTATCGTTCTCTCTGGTTTCATATTCCCAGTTTGATACTCCTCTAACTGGATTGAGAGTAGCACTATAATCACTAGGATCTGGAATTGTAAAGTCAGAGTCTACAACCTTTTCCTTTGGAAGCACTAATCTACCACTCGAATCCTTGACTTCTTTGGTTTCATAATGGTGGATATCATTCAGTGCAGAACCATATTTTTCATCGGCATACTTATAGAGATGATAGTTGGATAATGGCCATTCATCTCTTACATTCAAAATACCAGCAGTCATCAGAACGACCCAATCCAAATCTGCCTTACCATAGAACTCTTCTGCTACGAGTTCTGGTCTGGAACCTTCTGGGATCTCGTATTTGTTGAAGAGAGTAAAGACACCATTTAGATCATCACGAAGTTTGTTTCTTCTGAATAAGTTTTTGACAGTCAAATAACTTTTGGAAGAAATGCTATCAGAAAGAAATGACTGATACTCTAAGTTTGGTAGTTCTCTGAAATAACCCATTTTAGTAACCTACTCCTCCTACGCCATCGTAGTCTTCCGAATATACTGGATCTAACTCCTTAAAGTTGAGCATCATTTGCATATGTACGGGAGTTTTATTCTCATCACCATAAGTCATATAAGTTCCAGATCCAGTATAGTTCACACTCATATTTGTAAGTGCCATCAACTTGAATTTATTCAAAAATTGATGTTCAGTACTACCAGTCATATAAGTCAATCGGAATACATTCGGTGATTTTAGGAATAATCCCTTTCCTGTAATACTTTCACCATTCCTTGTTAGTTCTATATCTGATGTAGTTGGTGCCATATTTATTTTCAAAGTTCTAATTATGCTTAGAACTTTTCCTGCTTCAGTAGAGTTTCTTGGTGCTAGATCAAACACGAAAGAAAAATCTCTAAGACTTACACCATTAAACAAAAGTTCTTTATTTGGATTTAGAATTGCTCCAGTAGCTCTTGCAAGAAGACCTGCTGCCGAAGTGTTTGCACCAGCTATGTTTGCGGCAGCTGCTGTAAATTGTGATTGAATAGCTTTTTGTCCTGCACCATCTGTTGCGACTGCTGCTGCGTCCTGTCCAGTTTGTAATGCGGCATTGATTAGATTCCCAACGAAACCTCCCTCGTTAAACATAACACCGCCTGCCGCTGATGCAACATATGCAGACATACTATTCAAACTATCTTCTCCCCATCCAGCAGCATTTAAGTCTTTTATATTTTGGGGTATCGGAAGTATGATAGTTCCTATTGTCTTTTTTATATTTGTTGATGCCCGATTTACCCCTTTTACGAGAAAATCTGTTTGATCGGTAAAGTCTGCACCCTTATACTTCAAAATTTCAATTCTAAGATAATCAGTATCCTCGTGTATTGCTTTGTCTGGATATCTTAAATTATCCGGTACTTTTTCTCTGGATTTGACTGGTTTGGGTTTAGAACTAATTTTTACTGCTTTTTTAGTTACTTCTCGTGTGTCTTCAACTGTAGGTGTTTTTGGTGTTGGTTTTGCTCCTCCCTGATCAGCAGTTGTTGGTGGTTTGTTGCTACTACCACCACTAACACTAGCACCACGGACATTTCTAGTTGGATTTGGATTTACATAGGGGGTTCTATTTCCCCTATCTTTTATACCACTTCCTCTTGTATTTTTATGAGATGAGTTATGACCCATTACGGTTGTTTTTAGTTATTTAGAAGGACTTTGCGAAAAATCACCATAAGACAGTCTTTCCATATCTACTCTCTCTTCTTCTTGAATTTCATAGACGGGACTAATAATCTGATCCCAGGTATATTGTCTTCTGTCTTCCCAGTGTAAGTTGATTCCGATGAATCCCCAATCAAATACCCTTTCTACACCGACAAGTGGATAAGGATCATAGATGATTCCAGGAGTCTTAGCATTATAAACAAAAGTATAAAGACCACCAGAAACAACACTTCTACTACTGCTAGGTGTTAGTGTTCTTTGTATTTCTTTCATTATATCTGCTTTATTCTCAATACCATTCATAGCATCAACAATACCACGCACACGATTACTACTATCGTCTGTTGGATTTCTTCTCTGTTTTAGAGTTTTTCTTGGCATTACTTAATACCGAGTTCGTTTTCTGTAAGAACTTTGAATTCATAACCACGGTCTAGGCACCATTCTTTAGCAGCATTCCACTTTGCCTGATTCTTCGCATACTCCATAACTTCATAGATGTATCCCTTAGTTTTTGTTTTCTGAACTTTGGGTTCAATACACTGTTTATATGGTTTGATTTCAATAATCATTTTTTTGATCTTACCATTCTTCTCCCTCACCTTGATATAAAAGTCTGGAAAATATCTATGGTAGCGATTATCAATAGGAGACTGATATGGAACTACAATCTCTTCACTTCCCCATTCTAAGATATTCGTATTCATATC